TCGCCTGCGCCAACTCGCGATCAGTCGGGCCGCCCATCAAGAACACCGTCGCGTCCAACTCGCGAATCAGCCGCGAGATGAGCAAGCCGGAATGTGGATAGACCTTGTCGACGCGCGTGCCCGAGACATGCCAGCCGATGATCTTCTTGCCGCGCCCGAACTTCTCCCGCATCGCCTTGGCATCGTCGCGTTCCGCCTCGGTCGGAAAGAACAACCGATGGCCGAACTCCGGTCGCACGCAGGTGAAGGCGTGCGCGACCTCTAGGTAGGAGTATCGGCAAATCCAGCGCCGCGCCTCGTCCGGCAACTCGAAATAGGTCTGGCCCGGCTGGAACGCCTGGAAGCTCTCCATGCTGTGCGAAAGGTGCACGGTATGGGCGTAGCCATGGCGCCGGACGCGCCACCATTCGGCGAGGTCGCCGGGGATGGGATGCTGGATCACGGACAGCTTGGCGACCGCTGGGTTGTTCTCGAAAACGACGTGATGCGGCGCGGCGGCGATCACCTCGACGTTGTATTCCTCGGCCAGCAGCGGTAGCGCGCTTGCCACCACGCAGTTGTCGCCAACGCCGCCGAAGCGGCACACCAGCGCCCAGGGCTTGTCTGGATCGAAGGCGACGGGGCGGATGGGCTTTGGCGCGGGCTTGGTGCCCTTCGGCATCAGGACCAGATAGCCTTCGTGCTTGAGCACCTTCTGGACCTGGTGCGTCTCGCCGACGGCCTCGGCGACGAAGTCGATGGTCCGCCTGGCCGGGATGAGTTCCCGCAGCTGGCCCTGGATGTTGCCGTGCTCCCATTCGTCATCCAGGTAGATCCGCAGGTCGTCGGCAATGATGACGTCGCGGCGAGCGGGCCTATTCTCGGCGATGATGCGCAGTTCCTCGGCGAGCGGCAGCCGCACCTCGTCATCGGGTTCGTCGTTGAATGGCCGCAGGCCGAAGTCGGCGCCGGGGAAGTGAGCGTCGAGCCAGAATAAGATCGGTTCGTCAGCGGGTATCCCGCGGCATATCCCACGCAGGAATTCGTTAGAGGAGCGGCAAGCTATGTTAACGCGCGGATCGTCGGCGAATGCTTGAATGACTTCATCGACCAGTGCCCGCTCAATCTCGCAAGAATTGATGCTCTCGAAGCCGAACCGAGCGGCGTGCTCGACGCCTGCACCCTTGCCCGTGCCGGTTTCCACGAAATGCTTGATGCCGCAGGTGCCGATGATGCGCGCCAGATCAAAGGTGGCGATGCTGCCCACGGTCAGTCGGCTTTCCTGGTGAGCAGCCGCATAAATTCGGAGTCCGGCGGGACTTTCAACCGCAGACTTCCGATAACGTACTTGACGATATCGGAAGGCATGAGTTTTCCAGGTGGCTTACGGCCCTCCATGAACGGAGACTCCACACCGTCATTGAAAATGTCGTCGTGACAGAACGACAAGCGCTGGCGGGCCGCCATGCCGGTGTGTTGCACGGGGACGAAGACTTCGCATTGGTTGACGAACAATCCCTCTTCCTGCCGCCATGTCTCGGGCGGAAGGGAGAGCGACGCCAGGCACACGTCGTCCGCGTCCAGCACTTCCAGGAGCAGGGTCACGGTCATCGTCATCCGGTCTCGCCGCGCAGCGCCCTGGCGAAAGCCTCGTCTTTTCCGTACTTCTCGATGTCGGCAGCCGTGACGTGGATCGGATCGGCGGCCAAGTGGAACTGCGGCCCCATCGCCGCCTGCGATTGCTGCTCGGCAGGCTGCGCTCTGCCGTCGGCGATCAGGGCCGCGACGTGATCGGGGTCTTCCACCTCAAGGTATTGCCCAGGTTCGGCGGTATGGACCGTTGCATCGTCGGGAAGCGTGTATCCGAACTCGCGTAGGACAAGCAGCAGCATGGCTTAGGGCTCCTTCAGTTGGTCGCGCATGAACAGGTCTTCCACTTCATCGGCACATTCCATGCCAAGAGCGACCAGGACCGCACGATCCTCTGGCGAGGCTAAGCCAAGCACATCGTCGAACTCTCCAAAGTCGTTAAGGAAATTCGCGCGTATATAGCGCTTCAGGATGGCGCGGTAATCGACGTCACATGGACGATCAGGCATTGCGTCAAGTTTCCTAGTTCGTCGTTACAATGATTTGCACGAACCCAGCCTGCCCTGGTCACGGACCAGGCACTGACGGGAAGCCGTGCCGGACGCTCGATATGATCTGCGATGGGCCGCCTTGCTTGGCCCCCAAATCCTGCTTTGGTCCGGCAAACGCAGGCGCCAGCGCCAGCACCACCACAATGAGCAGCAACAGGCGAATGGTCATTCCTTGTAGCCTTCGCCTGCGAACGGATGGGCACTGTCTGAGCTGACCACTGACACCGGCAGGCCGCTCGGTGCCAGGTTGAAGCTGGTGCCAGCCGCGATGCAGATCAAAGAGCCGGCGCTGACTGTGCCGGAGGCCACGGCCCCTGCCTCATTGATGCAAAGCGGTTGCGCCGATCCAGTCGGATTGAGCAGCCAGCCGCCCGCAGTGCGGTTGCCCGCAGCCAGCGCAGTTACCGCAACGCCGCCGGTCGTTACGGTGGCGATATCCAACGGTACGATCACCACCACCCCAGGCACAGTGACGGTCGCAGCTCGTGCGGGGACGACATGCGCCAGCAGCACCCACGATGCCACCAGCGCAAGGCACGTCAGGATGATACGGATCATTGGCGCTCCAATATTCGTTCGATTGACCAGCCGGCATTCATACGCCACTGGACCGTTCCGTAACTGATACCGTATCTGCGCGCGACTTCTGCCAAGCGAACAGGCTTCCCGTCGATTGTGAGAAATGTTCGCTTCCACTGCTTTGCTACTCTCGGAGGTGATGTGAGTGCGCGTTCCAAAGACCAGCCAAGCTTCAGTCTTCTTAGCAAGGCTTGGCGCGAGAGCCCCAAGCGTTCTGCCCACTCTGTCCTGTTCATTGTCTCACCATTGAATGTCAGCAGGACAGCATTGCCAGTGACAGGATCGTCAATTTCCCTGGCTGTCAGACCCTTCATTCGATCCCGGAGCGTCTGGTGATGAATGCCCATGCGTCGAGCCGCTTCGGCTACGCAGACACGCTCTCCATTCACCTTGAGATAGATATTCCCACGTCGGTTCGCCGCTTGCTTCTTTATGGGAATCCAACAGCAATTCTCGGGTGAATATCCACGCTCATTATCGACACGCTCTATAGAATGCCCTGGAGGACACTCTCCCATGTCGGAAAAGAAATTCTCAAACGTCTGCCATCGCTTGCATACATTAATCCCTCTTCCGCCATAGATCGAGTAATTGCTGGAGTTCGGGTTTCTGCATCTCCTGAGCATGTGCTTCCAGATCTCATAGATGCGCGTCTTGCTCATTCCGTGGGTCTTGGCAGGAATACCCTTCTTGTAAACACGAGGCATCGGAATATCCTTGCATGTGGTCGATGCAAAGATATAACGCTTCCTTGCGAGCTACAAGTTCCTACGCCTTAATAATTTCTCCGACGAATTGCCGTGGCCCAGGCAGCGCCCTTGGGATTGCTGTCCTCCAGGATGCTGAAGCTCGTCGTCGGCGACGTGTAGCGCTGGATGACGTTGTTCGGCCGCTCGCTGTCGGACTCCAGGATCTGCGTATGCACGGTGTCGGTTTTGGCTCGGATGATCACTTCCAAGACCTTGCGCTTGATGGTCAGAACCTGCCCGACTGGGAGCCATCCAAGTTCGTGCCAGCGGCCATTCTGGAACACTTCGGAGGGTTTCCCATTGACCCAGACCGGAAACGCGCTGGCCGCGTTCTTGTCCGCGCTCGGCTCCAGCCGGATCGTCACGGGATCTTCCATCATAGCGAGGTCGTCGAGGTATTCGGCGTTCGCGATCCGCTCGCCGATCACCACGTCGCCGTCGTAGGTGGAAGGATCGAGCACCGGCGGCTTCTGCTCGACCTTCTCCATCTGCTCGCTGTGCAGTTCCGCGCCGAGCTTCAATGCCATTGGTCGCTCCGATGTTTGGAAAGATGTGCCCCGACTGCCGGCGCGGAGCGCTCGGGGCCACACGCCACCTAGCGGAGCGAAAACCGCCCGCGCCGGAGCCGGCTAGGCGATCTGCGGTCGGTTCGGTAGCTGGCAGACGTTCTGGAACGTCGTGCAGGAGACGCCCGACGCTGCCCATGCGCCCGCCCCAGGGGTCCACGCCGCTGCCGATGGCGCTGTCCGCACGATGGTATAGGCGAGCGGGCAGAAGTCGTTCGGCAGGTCGGGGAACTGCGGCGCGCGGACGAATGTGCCAACGGTCGTGGTCACGCCGACATTGGTCGGGATGATCGGCCCCTGGCACATCGCAATCGCACCCGCGAGCGTCTGGCCGAGCACCAGCGCGCAGCAGTTGTTCGGCTGCACGGCGTTGAACGCCGCGCTGGTCGCCGCATCCGTGGTCGGTGTCGCCGTGTTGGTTTGTGCGCCGAGCGTGGTAGCAAACTTGCCGTTGATGACGCACGTGGTGGTCACGGTCGTGGTGTAGGTCGACGTCGTGCCAGCAACCGCCGCGGCGCTGACCATGTTTTGCGTAACGCCGGTGTTGAAGTTGAGATTGTCAGCCATTGTGGTGTTCCTTCCTCAGAGCAGCACGGTTGGATCGAACGGACCCAACGGGCTGACATAGACGGTGGTTGCGGTATCGAGTGGCGTGGTGCCGCCGGTGAACGCGCTGGCGTAGGTGATGATCAGGAACCCAACCAGCGCCTTGCCCACCGGGAACTGCGGGAACTTGACAGCGCCCAGCGTCGCGCCTGGCGTGCCGCCGGCCACCGTAACCGTGCCGCCGCTGTCCACGAAGAAACAGGCCACGGTGTATTGCCCGGACGTGAAGTTGATCCCGGTCAGCGCCGGCATTGCTGTGCCGGCCCCGATCGTCACCAGCACGCCCTGAGCGACAGCGTAGAAGGCGGCCGCGCCAGTCTTGGCAATCAGAGCGCCGCCAGCATTGATCACGAGCCCCGCGGAGGTCAGCGGCTGCGACGAATACCGATCCCCCAGCGCTGAGAAAAGACGCTGAAGCACGGACGAATCCTTTGGGGCAGAAAGTCCCGCAAGATAGCGACCCATTGTGTCAAGCATTGGAGTTCTCCTCTACCTGACCGCTACGCCAGAACCTTGGAGCCGACGAAGCCGACGGCCATCCAGCCCTGATTCTCGATCATGACCGCCTTCCACCAAATGGTTCCGGCATAGCCACGCTGACCGAGCGGGTCGCTCTTGGATCTGTCGCCCGGCGGCAGGAAGGTCGGCGAGAGGCTGTCCTTGCCGCGCAGCGCGATCTGGCCCCAGGCGTCCTGCGCCGCGACGATGAACGGATACACATCGAGGTTGGATGCACTGGTCGAGTAGAGCCCGGTCGCGCCGACCGCCGCGCCGCCGTCCTGGATCGCTGGCAGGTCCGGCGAGGTGATGAACCGGAACCGCTCGCACTTGCCGATTTCGTTCGCGATCGGGGTGCCGCTCGCATACGCCTCGGCCGGCACAAAGTTCGGCAGGTCACGGATGTCGGGCTCCAGGTCCGTGTGGCAGTAGACGGTATAGCCCTCCGCCACCGGATCGGTGCCGAAGTCCTGCGATGCCTTCAGCACCTTGTTGACCGGCTT